GGCATCGAGACCACCATTGTGATCGAGCAAGAGCCGGGGGCCAGTGGCAAGAAGCTCATTGACCACTATCAACGCAACGCGCTCAAGGGCTTTACGGTTTATGGGCGACGGGCGACGGGCAGCAAGGAAGTCAGAGCCAATCCGGTCAGTTCTGCGGCGCAGGCTGGTAACATCAAGCTCGTGCGCGGCCCTTGGATTAGCGACTTCCTAGACGAGCTAGACGCGTTTCCGTTGGGAGCGCACGACGACCAGGTGGACGCGTTGAGCGGCGCCTTTGCGCAACTATTCACGCCGCAATCGATTGCCACCGCGCCGAGCCCATATGCGTCACTGGTGGCAAAAGAGCCGCCCACTAGGCGCGAGGTGGTAGCCTCGACACACGCGAACAATCCCGCCCATAAGCGCTGGGCGCAGCATCACTATTGCCAATTATGCTATGACGAACACAACGCGGGGGCCGAGGGATAACGACATTATGGATCTGAACCAAGCTCGGTTTGCAGAACGACAAGATGCAGAGCAGCAAGAGCGGCTCATGGCATACAAACGCGCCTATGAGTACTACACCGGCAAGCACAAGCTTCCGTTGCCAGTGCGTGACGGCGAGCCTAACGACAACGTGATCCTCAATATCGCGCGTATCATTGTGGACAAGGGCGCGGCATTCTTGTTCGGCAAAGAGCCTATATTTGAGCTGGAAGAGGGCACGACCTCGTCAGCGGAAAAGGCGCTTGCAGAGTTCTGGGACCGCAATCACAAGATGACGTTTCTCAACGGGCTGGCCATCAGTGGCGGGCTCTATGGGCACATGTTCGGCAAGCTGCTCAATGAGGAGCCGCTACCGCGCATCGTGAACATGCTGCCGGAGTACATGACGACCTTCTGGGACGGTGACGACATTGACAGCGTTTGGCGCTATCGCATTCAGTGGACGGCGGCAGACCGCAACGGCGAAGAGATGACCAAACGCCAAGATATTGAGCTAGACGACGGCGCCAAGAAGTGGAAAATCAAGAACCAGGTCGCCATGGGCAATGGTGGTTTTAAGCAAGACCCGGCCAACCCTGACATGACGTGGAAGTGGGAATGGTGCCCGATTGTGAGCGCTCCTAACATGGTGCTGCCGGGCTCGTTCTACGGCCAGAGCGACCTCGACGACCTGAGCGAGCAGGACGCTATCAACTACATCGCGTCTAAAATGCAGCGCATCACACGCTATCACGCGCACCCCAAGACTATAGGGACCGGCTTTGCCAAGTCCGACATCCAGATTAGCGAAGATGACATGCTCGTTTTGCCTAATCCAGAAGCCAAGATCTGGAATCTAGAGATGCAGAGCGACCTCGCCAGCTCCATGGGCCTTATGGACAGGTTCATTAACTGGTATCTGGCCGCCGCTCGCATCCCGCGACTAGATCCCGCCTCGGTGAGTGTGGGTGCGCTGTCGGGCTTTGCGCTCAAAGTGCTCTATGGTGAACTCATCGAAAAGACGAACACCAAGCACAACACCTACGGCGACTTTCTCATTGAAGCGAACCGCCGCGTGCTCGACATGATGAAGTACGGCGACAAAAACTACACGACTCTCCACTGGCCCGATCCGTTGCCAGAAGACGAAGACGCCGAGAAGACGCGCGACGAGTTCGAGTTGGCCAACGAGATCGCCGCCCGTGAGACCATCCAGCGCAAGCGTGGCTATACGCCCAAGGACGAAAACGTAAAGATTGACGCAGACCAGGCGCGTGATGGCAACGTGGGTGCCATGCTCGTGCGTAGCATGGTGAATCAGACGGGCTCGATTCAGAGGCAAGAGCAGACGGGGGAGCTATGAGCGACACGGTAAAATGTCCAGATTGCGGAGCTAAGGTAGTGGTTGGACAGAAAGAATCATGGGAGACGCCGCATGGCATTTGCGGCAAGTGCGGAGCGGATGTGGTGGCGCCATGGGATCTTGACGGCGGGCGTGGGTTCCGCTGGCTAGGGCCTACCACGACTAGAAGGCCTGCGGATAGCAATGACTGACGCTAGCACCATCCAGGACGTTGTGGCGGGCTTTCAGTCGCAGCTAGAAACGGCTGAGACGGGCGTGCTCAACTCCATGGTGGGCAGCTACCAGCGCGTATACACGCGGCTTGAAGCGCAACAAGCGGCGTTGTTCGCAGACATCGAACAGATGCGTAAAGCGGGCATGCCTATCACCAAAGCCATGATACGCAAGCAGGCGCGCTATAAAGACCTCATCACGCAGACGGCGGAACAGATGCAAGCCTACGGCGCAGTGCTAGACGACAGGCTCGCCACAGAAGCGCCGGGCGCAGTACGCACGGGATTCGACATGGCAGAGGCCCTTGTGCAACAACGCTTGCAGGGGTTGCCCCCCGACGCCATATCGAGCATAATGGGGTCATTCAACCGTATGCCGCGCGAGGCAGTCGAAGCGCTCGCGGGCGCCTTGCAGGACAACTCACCATTACGCGACCTGTTCGCAACGTTCGGAGCGGACACAGCGCAGGGCATCAGCGACACACTATTGACAGCACTCGTGAGTGGCAAGAACCCGGCAGACGCGGCGCGCATTATGACCAAGGCTTGGGGCTTGCCGCTAACGCGATCCATGAGCATTGCACGCACCGAGATGCTGAGAGCGCACCGCATGGCGACACTGGCCAGCTACAGGGCGAACCCGCATATTGTGAAGGGCTGGCAGTGGCACGCGAACCTGGACGCGCGCACGTGCATGAGCTGTGTAGCTAAGCATGGCGAGATATTCCCGACATCAGAGACAATGGACGACCATATCCAAGGCAGGTGCTCGATGATACCCGTCACGCCGTCATGGTCGGAGCTTGGATTCACCGACATGCCAGAGACGGGGCTCGACCTGCAAGCAGGCGACGGCGAGCGTTGGTTCCGCAATCAGAGCGAAGCGACGCAGCTAGCCATGATGAAGCCAGGCAAGTTTGAGGCGTGGAAGGCTGGCAAGTTTGAGCTGTCGCAATTGAGCAAGGCGGTAACGCACGACCGATGGGGCCGCATGTTCGTTGAGACGCCGTTGCAGGATTTAATGGGGGAGGCGTAACGATGGCTACTATGTGGTTGGCGCCGTGCTGTAAGACGACCTATCCGGCATATTACGCGAGAGCGCGAGAGCTGCGCCGCATCTGGCGACGCAATCGACTAGCGTACTGGTTCGGTAAGCGCGCGGGCTATTTGCGAACGTGGCTCAGAGACCACGAGCTAGAGTGCCGCCGCCGCAATCGCAAGGACCGCTGGCAAGAAGAGCTGGCCATGCGGCAAGGTAGCAAGTGGGGAGAGGAAACGAAGTTGTATGCTAGATAAAGCAGATACGACTAGGGGCGAGATGGTGATTGACAAGGAGCCCGCAAAGGCGTCGCTTAGCGCGCGCATCATCGAGGTGGCGCTGGCTAGCGGATTCTCCCTCGTGGTGCTCTCCATCTTTGGCGTTGTTGCTACGGGCATCGTTGTGGGCGCCTTGCGCCTGCTGAGGCTGATCTAGTATGAACGAGCACGAGTTCCGCCTCATAGTTTGGCGCTCGCTGGTGTGCGTCGTCAAGGCGCTCTCGCGGTTCTGGTTCGGGAAAAAAGTAGACATAGCGTAACAAGTTCCACAACTCCATAGGCCCACATCCTTTTAGGATCTCGGCCACTTTCGACAGGCTCGGTCGCAAGACCCGCCCCGTCGAGGTGGTCGTTTTCTATATATCATATACGCCTACGAAGGCGGTAAAAACTCGGAGGTTTCTATCATGGCTACTGACACAGAGCAAGTAATTGCCACGACCACAGACGAAGGTCAGCCGGCACCCACCACGGGCAGCGTCCCGGTAACAAACGCGGATCCCGCGCCAAAAGCTGACGAGCGCACATTCACGCAAGCGGACATTGACAAGATTGTCAAAGATCGACTGGCACGCGAGAGCCAGAAGACCAAGGACAAATACGCGGACTATGACGAACTCAGAGCCTCCGCCGTGCGACTGGCTGCAATCGAAGAAGCTAACAAATCAGACGAGCAGAAGCGCGACGAAGCACTAGAGACGGCACAGGCTGCGCAAGAGGCACTCAAGAGCGAGAATGCGAGACTCGCACAAGAGGCCAAGTCCGCACTCATCAAAAGCGCCGTGGTCGCCAAGGCTGTGGCGATGGACTTCCAAGATCCAAGCGACGCCTATCAGATGCTGGACACCGGGAAACTGGAACTGGCAGACGACGGCACCGTGGAAGGTCTCGAAGAGGCCCTCGACGCGCTTGGCAAAGCGAAACCGTACTTGCTAAGACAGCAACCAAAACTGAGCGCCACGAATCCGGCCCGCTCCTCGCAAGAGGGCGAAGACGACGCGGATCGCCGGGCGCGCTTGTATGGCGTTGGTAACGTCCCGTTTGGCCAGCATGGCGGGGGGATGGTGCACAACGACTAGAGGTGAATCATGACCGTTGGATATTCAAGAGTAGCTGATCTTAATAGCTATTTCAATAACATTTATGCTGATGCAGTGTTTACGCTGCGCGAGCAGACGCTTGGCGTTCGGTTGGTGAAGAAATTCACTGACGGACGCGGCGACCAAACGCGCACGCTGACATCGTATCCCTCCGTTACGCCAGTGGAAGTGGCTGAGACTGAGGATTTTGCCGCACCGACGCGGTTCGACAAGAGCCTCTTGGCGACGTTGACCCCCATCGAAGAGATGGCACAGATCATCCTCACTGACCGGCGTATTGAGACTGACCAGCAAGACGCAGCCGGTGACGCATCTATCGAACTGGGCGCCGGGCTGGCCGACAAGGTTGACACGAACATCTTGGGCAACTTTAACAGCCTCACCGGCGGCACCGTGGGCGCAAGCGGCTCGACCATGACCTGGTCGTACTTCTACGCCGCGGCCTCCATCATGCGCAAGAACAAAGTTCCTCGCCCGTGGTACTGCGTGATGCACCCGTATCACTACCACGACCTGGGCGTTGCGGCTGCAACGGGTGCCACTGTGACCAACGCGCCACAGTTCCAGGACGAAGTAATGCGCCAGTGGTATGTCGGCACCATCGCCGGCGTCGACCTGTTCATTGACGGCAACTGCGAAGAGGACGGGACTGACGCCTACAGCGCCATTTTCAACCCTTCCGCTATGGCCTTTGACCTGCGGCGTGACTATCGGATGGAACGTGAGCGGGACGCCTCGAAGCGTGCGTGGGAACTGAACTCAACCTTGCTCTATGCACACGGCGTCTGGCGGCCCACGTGGGGCGTTCAGATTATTGCCGATGTGACCACGCCTGTCTAGGAGGAATAACAATCATGTTTGGTAGAGACGTACAACAGACTGTTACGGTGGCTGTCTCGGATCCCACCGCTGACAGCGCAATGCCGATCTGGCGAGTTCCTGCGGAAATCACCAAGATCGAGATTCTTGAAGCGTGGGCTGTGTCTGACACGGCTGTCACGCTGGGCAACGGTACGGGTATCGCGCTGCGCCTGCTCGACTATGGCGCCGCTGGTACTTCCGTGGCTGGTACTGTAACGGCTTCGCTGGGTGGCACTGCTATCAGTTGGACTGCGCAGGTGCCCAAGAGCTTTACGGTCAGTGACGGGACTATGGACGCTGGGGACTATCTCGTGCTCAACTATGACGAGACCGGAACCGTGGCGCCGCTCAACGTACTGGTGAGCTTTACCTGGGTATCAGGAGTTGGTGCCTAACCACCAACGCGTCTGGCCTGGTGACCTATGCTCCCCCTCGGTACCCACTCCGGGGAAGTGGGCTAGGCTATGCGGTGGAAACATCCCCCCAGGACGGTTGCTTTTATAGGAGTCGGTGCCTAATCATCGACGCGGCTGGCTAGCGGTGCCTAGTGCATCGTGAAGAGGCGTGCCCCCCGCCCTGCCAGCCGCGAATATCGGGGCAACTAATAACGGAATAGTAACGAGGGGGCAGTGACCGTGAACATCTTTTGGCTCAGTAACGCGCCTTGGGCGCACAGTGGCTACGGCAATCAAACTAATCTGTTCTGGCCGCGTATCCAAAAACTAGGGCACAAAGTAACGCTGGGATCCAACTATGGTCTGAGCGGCGCACCTCTCAACGTCGAGACGATGGGCGAGCAGGCGCAGGTTTACCCGCAAGGATTCACAGCCTATGGCGCTGACGTGTTGGCGCCCTATGCCAAACACGCCAAGGCAGACATCGCCATTACGCTCTTTGACGCATGGGTGTTCGGCAACGCGAACGTGGGCGACGTGAGATGGGTACCCTGGTTGCCTGTTGACCACGACCCCGCCCCGCCCAAAGTGGTGACAGCGCTACAGAACGCATGGCGGCCTATTGCGTATAGTCGCTTTGGCGAGCGCAAATTGCAAGAGGCAGGACTCGACCCTTTGTATGTGCCGCACGGAATTGACACCAAGGTGTTTAGCCCTGGCGACAAGAAAAAGGCGCGCGAGGCGCTCCGGTTCGACGAGGATGCCGACTTTGTAGCCGTCATGGTAGCCGCAAACAAAGGCTCACCCAGCCGCAAGAGCTTCAACGAGGTGCTGATCGCCTGGCGCAGCTTTGTTGAGAAACACCCCAAAGCGATGCTTTACATGCACACGCACACCGGGCGCGAGATGGCGGGCGAGGACTTGATCGCCATGCTGGAAGCGCTCGACATGCCAGCGGGGAGAGTGATATTTTGCGATCCGCTCTGGAATGTGCTGGGATATCCTGAGTCGTACATGGCGAACGTATACAGAGCCGCCGACGTGTTGATCAATCCGGCCAAGGGCGAAGGGTTTGGTATCCCGATTGTGGAAGCGCAAGCGTGCGGAACGCCGGTGATTGTGACCGATTGCACCTCCATGAGTGAGTTGTGCTTTGCCGGCTGGAAGGTCTCCGGGCAGCCCACGTGGACAGATCAAGGCTCGTGGCAGTTCACGCCCTACATCGACCAGATTGAGGACGCGCTCGATAAGGCGTTTGAGTTGCGACGATTCGACAAGCTCAACAAGCAGGCGCGAGAGGGCGCTTTGGCATACGACGCAGACCGCGTGAACGAAGAATACTGGAAGCCGGTGCTAGAGCAGATCGAGTCCGAGATTGACGACTCCGGCACGCTCAAGCCGCTGGCGCCAGAGGTCGAGCTGTAGTTCTGATAGGGGGGGGCAGTGATGAGCAATAGCGTAAAGATTCCGGGACTGCCGGAGATGACAGAGTTCCATATTGACTGGCCTATGCCTAGTCAAGAAACGGGTTGTCGGGTTGACGAAATATATAACGCCACCATGGCAGCGAAGTGGGTTGGCGTATCGGAGAACGATTGGTATTGCATAGGTGCCGTTTTCGCTTGCGAAACCAGGATGGATTGCACTATTCAGCTAGGCACACAATTGATTTCTTGTGCGGCGGACATAGAGCAAGTGCGTGTGGTGAAAGTTGGGGCAGCGCACATCGTAACGGCCGTGATCGATCTGTTTAACTTCAAGGCGCTACCGGCATGAAGATAAGCCTATTCAATCCGCCAGTGCATTACTACGATGGGATGCACTACCTGATGAATCCAGCCATGGGGCTGCCGATATTAGCAGGCGTGCTGGAGCGCGCGGGGCATGAGGCCCACGTGTGGGACTTGGAAGCCTTGCTCATAAGCCCGACTAAGCTAGCAGAGCAGTTCGACGCGCAACGCGATCGCTGGCCTGACGTGGTGGGCTTTACCGTGACGACGCACAACCAGCGCGGCGTTCGCGAGTGTATCGAGGCGCTACGGGGCGTGGGCTACAAGGGCTACATCATGCTGGGCGGGCCGCATATCACGCTACTGGCGTCGCAGAACATCGACACGCAGAGTGCATGGGGCGCCAACGTGTGGGTGTATGGCGAGTGCGAGGGGAACATCGTTAGCATCGTTGAGACGCAGCCTAGCGGACTGGTCCAAGGCGAACGCGCAGACCCTATCCCAGGCCCGGCGTGGCATTTGCACACACCGGTACTTACGGCCTACCAGGGGAATATGCCCAAAGTCGGGCACCCGGAAGGCATCGCCATGTGGTCGAGAGGGTGCCCGCATAATTGCATCTTCTGCGGAAACCCCGTTTTTAGCCACCAGCGCATACGCATGCGTGACTCGCAAGCCATCTATGACGACATGGCGGCGCTCAAAGAGATGGGCGTCAAGGCAGTGTTTGTGTATGACGACGAGCTTGTGGGTATGGGCGGCGCTCAGAACGAGTGGCTGCTTGAGGTCTGCGAGAAGATTGAGCCGCTGGGCCTATTGTGGAAGTGCCAAGGGCGCTGTAGCGAAAAGGCCATTAGGCCGGACGTGCTGCAAGCCATGTACAAAGCGGGCTGCCGCGCGATCATGTGGGGAGTCGAGTCGTTTAGCGAGCGCGTGCTCAAAGCCATCAAAAAGGGCACGAACATGGCCGACATCTGGCACACGCTGCGAGCCGCACACGACGCCGGTATCGGCAACTGGTTGTTTCTCATGGTGGGCAACTACCAGGAGTCCAAGCCCGACCTGGCACACACCGAAGCGCAGATACGCAAGGCGTGCGCAGAGGATCTCGTGCAATGGCGACAAGTGACCATCTGCACGCCGGTGCCGGGCACTGAGATGTACGATTTAGCCATGGCAGAAGGTTGGGGCGTTGAGCCGCCAGAGAGTGGGCCGCAAATGGCGCAAGCGTACAATGACACGCCGTGGTTGAGCAAGCGAGAGATGAAGTACTGGAAGACGAGACTAGAGGCGGCATCATGACCAGCGACGGGAATATGTATCGACTTGGCGCAAGTGCTCCGGGAGAGCACGCTAGTGGAAGAGGGGGCAGCATGAGGTTACTCGTAACGGGTTCGGACGGGTTCTTCGCGTCGTGGCTGATTCCGGCGCTCGGAGCGGCAGGGCACGAGGTGGTCGGGTGTGACGTGAAAAGCGGCGGCGACTTGTTCAACCATGACGACCTGGTAGCACGGCTGGCCGGTTGTGACGCAGTAGTGCATCTGGCAGCATGGCCGCACTACAAGACTACCATCCCGGCGCAAGAGTTCACGCGACTGAACATCATTGGCACGGCCAAGCTCGTCGAGGCCATGGCGGACGCCAAAGTGCGGCGCTTGGTCTACACGTCGAGCGGCGCCATGTACGGGTTCGGACCTAACCGCTCACTTGACGGCTGGGTAAAACCGCCCATCACCGAGAACACCGATGGCATGGACTGGACCATGGTAGACGCCTACGGTGCTAGCAAGGTCGCGTGCGAGACGTGGTTGGCTCTGCTGCCGTCACGCTCCTGGACTATCACGTCGTTGCGTATCAATTGCATCGAGCCGCATCACGAGGGCGCCATCACGCAAGGTCATCACTGGGGCTGGTGGTGCTCGCAAGCGCTCACGTCGCAAGCATTCGAGGCGGCGGCACAGCGCGAGAGTGGCGGGTTCCAGGCTGTCAACGTGGCCGAGCCAAGCGCCAACGTGGACCGGACGCAACTCGACAAGCTACTGGCTGGCAAGTTATGAAGGTACTTTGCGACTTCCATCACGGCGGGCTCTATCACTCTATGCAGATGCTCTTTGAGGAGCGGCTTGGCCATGAGATATACAGACCGATCGGTTACGAGTGGCTACCGTGGTGGCGAGTGTCGGAGCTGCCGCCAACGCAGAAAGCCTTTTTGGAGCTCGGTGGCGAGCACTGGCTAGCAGATGACGGCTATTGGCGCTGGGTAGACCACGGCGCAGATCTAGAGCACAAGTGCCTCACGTTCGAGCAATTCTGCAACGAAGACGTGGGCCTAATCGTGAGCACGCATCCAGGGCACGAACGGTCATGGTACGAGATGTGGCAACAGCACAAGCCCACGGCCAAGCTGATTCGTGTGGCAGGCAACACGGGCGAGACGATTAACACGACCTGGACGCGCAACCTGATGGACTCGACCGCCTACTTTAAGGGCCGGGTGGCTAGCTACGTCAAGTTCCACCAGGAGTTCCCGCTGTCTATATTCAACGATGCCGCGCCGCCAGAGCGGCCAATCATTCGCCAGTATTTGAACTTCTTTAAGAACCACCCGATGTACGAGCACTGGAAGACGTACAAGCCACTGCTACCAGAGTTCGAGTGGCACATGCACGGGCATCAGGGCGACCACGGGTTCCTGTTCCCTGAGAGCAAGATCGCCGCATCAATGACCGACAGTACGTTTATCTGGCACATCAAGCGCGAGGGCTACGGGCACATCATCCACAACGCTTTTGCGGCGGGTAGACCCGTAGTGACGCACATCAAGGACTATGCTGACTACACCGGTGGTCCGATGCTGGAGGACGGCGTTACTTGCGTCGACATCGGTAGCGGCTCAGTGGCCGACAACGTAGCGAAGATCAGACACTACGCCAAGCGCGAGAACTTATTGCAGCTATGCCAGAACGTGAGAGAGCGGTTCCCGTGTGTGGTGGACTTTGACCGTGAAGAGCAAGAGATCCGGGCGTTTATGGAGCGGCTAGTATGATGGCGGACATCCGATGTGGTGATTGCTTGGAAGTGTTGCGCACCATGGCGAGCGCGAGCGTCCAGTGCTGCATTACGAGCCCGCCGTACTGGGGGCTGCGCGACTACGGCGTTGACGGCCAGCTCGGACTAGAGGCCACGCCAGAGGAGTACGTCGCCAACCTGGTGGCCGTGTTCCGCGAGGTGAGGCGGGTGCTGCGCGACGACGGCACGGTGTTCTTGAACCTGGGGGATAGTTACGCAAGCAGCGGCATATACCACGATGGCGCCTTTGCCGAAATGGGCAAGAACCTAGCAGCTCGCGGAATGCGTTGGAGCGCCACAGGACACGGAGGGAAGGGGCGTTCTCCTACACCCCCCGGTCTCAAGCCAAAAGACCTCGTGGGCATCCCGTGGCGCGTGGCGTTTGCGCTGCAAGATGACGGCTGGTGGCTGCGCTCTGACATCATTTGGCACAAGCCCAACCCGATGCCGGAGAGCGTGACTGACCGCTGCACCAAGTCGCACGAGTACATCTTCATGCTCACGAAGAGCAAGCGGTACTACTACGATCACGAGGCGGTAAAGGAGCGGAGCACGCAACACCCGACAGACTGGGCCAATGGCAAGCCTAAACGCGAAAGCAAAAAGCGCGGCGACTTTGGCGGTAAAAACGAAGAGCCAGGAAAAGAGGCGTTCCGCACCATAGCGCCCACTCGCAATCGTCGCGACGTGTGGAAGATCAGCACGAAGCCGTACAAGGGCGCACATTTCGCAACTTTTCCACCAGAGATACCGCGCATTTGCATCAAGGCGGGCACGAGCCAACGGGGCGCATGTCCAGAGTGCGGCGCTCCGTGGGAGAGAGTGGTGGAGAAGGGGCTAACCGCGCACGACGGGGAAACTGCAAGCGCTTATAAGCAAGGGAGCACGGCCAACCGACTGGCGATGCTCAGGCAAGCGGCACGAGAGAGAGGCGAGGAGTACACGAGCGCAAAACGAACTACCGGCTGGCGTCCGACGTGTGAGTGCGAAGCTGGCGAGCCCGTGCCGTGCGTGACGCTAGATCCGTTTTTCGGCGCTGGCACCGTGGGCATGGTTGCCATCGAGCTGGGCCGCGACTTTGTGGGCGTCGATCTCAACCCGGAGTACATCAAACTTGCGCAAGAACGCATGGCTACAGCGCAACCGGCGCTAGTATGATCGCTCGTCACATCGCCGCGTTGAGCCAAGGCATGGCGACTATACGGCCCGAAGGTGGCGACATAGTAGGCTTTACCACCTTTGACGACGGCGGGGTTGAGTGCGAGGTTGGCGAGTTGCTCTATGGCCTCGTGCGCGCGTTCAAGCCGCGGCGCATCCTAGAGACGGGCACACGCTTGGGCCATGCAGCGGCCTACATGGCGCTGGCACTGCGTGACAATGGCGGCGGCAAGCTGACAACGATCGAGATTAACGGCTCGTACACGCAAGACGCCCGCGTGCTACTCGGCAATCTGGGCGCAAGCGACTATGCAGAGTGCATCACGGGTGACGCTTGCCAGTACACGCCGGCAGAACCGCTTGATATGATTCTACTAGACACTGAGCTACAGTTCCGATTTGACGACGCGGTGCGCTTGTGGCCATGGTTGCGACCGGGCGGGCTGTTGGTCATTCACGACCTATGCCCCGGCATGGCGCAAGTGGGACGAGGTAGCGGCGGGGCCTATGGCCCCATGCCGGACGAGATGCGGCGCTGGATTGCGGAGCACGAGCTACAATCGATTCACTTCAACACGCCGCGCGGCCTATACGTTGGGCAAAGAGCGGCGCCGGGATTCTATTCTACTCAGATATTGGGGGCAATATGACGGACGAGATACGCACGACACGCGAACGCTTCGAGGTTGACGGCATGGCGGCATGGTTCACGTTTCGCGAAGACACGAACGACCGACACGCAGTTTTGTCGTGCTTTTCGTCGGACGAGTACAGCATAAAATCGCTGGGAGTCGGTGATGTGGCTATCGACATTGGCGCTCACATTGGCGGGGTTACGGTACGCATGGCAATGCAAGGCGCGCGCGTGTACGCTTTTGAGCCGGTGCCGGAGAATTATGAGCTACTTTGTGAGAATGTAAAGCAGAACGGGCTTGACGAGCTAGTGACCTGCTACCGCGAAGCCGTGACGGACGAGAACGG